GGCGACACGATGCTCGCTGATTGAGTTATCGGTTTCTTCTGGGAATCCATCCGTTGCTCCTGCGCTTGAATCGGTCCTGACTGCTACTCGGCGGTCGCCTACTTACATTCTGTTGGGTTATTGGTTGAGCTACGAGTTGTGTTTCGGACGGTGCAACTAAACGGATTCCTCTTATCTCGCCGGCAGCGCACGCTAACGCTGTTGCGTCAAGCCAGTGATTGTTATCGCTGCGAACAACCCAGTATTCTTTTGTGCCCTTACCTTCGACAAATTCACTGACCCACTCCTCCGCTACTATGTGCGCACAGTAGGAGAAATGCCCCCTCGATGATGCTGGATTGAACAAAGAGAGCGAACCTTGTCGCATGAGTCGCTTGTCGTCAAACGTCGGAGTCAAAAACCGTTCATGGACGAACCGCTTCCAATAATCTGCATCCAGTTGATACAACCAAACGCCTTGACTCTCTAACCGCTGAGCGTGCAAGTGATCGCCTGGAATCGTCGTTGCAGTAGCCTCTTTTCGTTGGGAATATGGCGAAAACCCTTTAGATGGATGGAACGGTCCACGCACTTGCCGCACAAACTCATAGACGGCTGTCGTAAATGAACCGGAATCAATCAGTACGAAATCTATTGTTCGCTTTGTCCCCGTTGCGTCAACGAACTCTTTAGTCAACAGTTCATCTCTCCAGTGGAGCAAGGCTTGAAAAATCTGCTGTTCGTCAACCGCTAGAGTTGAATCCTTGTCAGTATCGATGACCTCTAGTACGCCATAGTCTACAACTGCTCCCATCGCGCCATGTGACCACGCTGTAATCGCCCAGTGGCATCGATACTTGCCGATATCGATGCCTACAGTAAGAGCAGTAGTGCTAGCTGGTATTTGTCGCCGCGTCAATCCATTGCATCGTTCTTGTAGAAGATCGAGCGATAGCCCTAACCCGACTGGTCCGGATTCTTCCGGTGGGTCGTTATCAATTTCCGTTGCTACTGCGGCTTCACCAAAGTCTGCCACACGATTGTAATAAGCTTGAACTGCACTTAGTTCAATGCTATTCCCATCGCTATGTTCTCGCTTATCAAACGACGACACATTGGATACTACAGCGCCGGACTCTAACTCCTGCTGATGCTTTAACCAAAACTCCCATGCTACTCTTGCATCTGGATCATCCGCCGACCTGGACCGTCGAAGTTCCAGATACTGCTGGACTAAATCCATACGATCCGGTGGCCGAATCATTTTGCGAAAACGTTTGCCACGCCATGAAGGTTTAACGACGGGATCGGTATATCGATAGGCAATACATCGCCGGTTCTGAATCGTGCACAACATTACACGACTGATTCGCGTAGCGCTTGGCCCAAGCCCTGCAATATCGGCTTCTAAGATTTGCTCATTCTTGTTTATCAATACGCTCGATGCCGCTGACTCGCGATCTTCGATATCGTCGATAATTGCAATCGTTGGTCGCTTATCTCGGTAGGCTGTACCACGGATTGGACCATCGATTCCGACGGAAGCTATTACTTGGCCTTTAGCGACTGAGGCAACGTCATTCGGCCAATCTTCTGGCAACTGCCACTTTTCAATAGTCGGGAAGATTAGGTGATCAGCAGCAACTTCAATGTTCGTAAGCTCACCCGCCACCGTTTGCATTCTTGCTCTCGATGACCAACCACCCACGGCTCGGAACGGATAACAAACTTCGGGGAAGTCCGCCGCCAAAGCAGCCGACTGCTGTAGCTTTTCCTTGATGTTAAGCAGCTCGACTTGCGATTTGCTTTGCGACTTGCCGATCACGACTGGAAAGTCGCTCAAGTTCTTGAACATCAGATACACCGAGATAATCATCGCAATCTTTGTTTTGCCTTCACCTCGCGGACCCGCAATACTTTGGTCACCACCATAAAGTGCCGCATCAATAATTGCTTCGACCATCGTTTTGCGATCTTCTGTAAAGGCCTCATAGAAGACACTCGGAAAGTAAGTCTCGCAAAATACAAACGGCGACGACATGCACTTCAATCGTCGGTTTATATTTAGTGGTGTTGGAATTATTAGATCTCGCGCTTTCGCTCGCTTGACCGCCATGCGAATGGCCGCAGCGTCATTCTCCGTCGTTACTGCCTTCGGATTGATTGCTTTGGTCAACGCTTTCTGTATCGCTAATTGCTCCTGTTCCGTTAATTGGTGAATCACTTCCGTTCGCTCGGAGTCCGACAAGGATAGCAGCAATTCTGTCGCGCCCTTCACCCAGCTCGAACTCTTCTCTTTGTTGCTCAAGTGCCAATCGCTCCGCTTCGACATTTGCTGAGTCGGCTGCCAACAAGGCTTTTATAGCCTGAATACGATCGCGATTGGTCGAGCCTTTGTCCGCTGCAATCTTGATAAGTACTTCCATCAAGCCTTGCTTGAATTGCTCGGGTATTGGCCATCGCTCACGCATTGCTCGTGCTATTAGTCGTAAATCGCCGTAAGAATGGTCTATCAGATAAACTCCATCAGTTCGGCCCGAGCTGATGAGTCGTCTTTGATGCACCCCAACAGACAGCTAGTAATCATTTCAGCATCAGGCTGCCGAACCCCACGACACCCCATACATGAGTGATGCGCCTTGAGTACTACTCCAACCCCTAAAGGTTTTAACTCTTCGTGCAACGTTCTTGCTATTTGATTGGTCAATCGTTCTTGTACTTGCGGACGTCTTGCATAGATGTCTACCAATCGCGGTATTTTGGATAGCCCAACTACTTTGCCATTGGGAATATACCCGACGGCAGCCACGCCAACGAAAGGCAATAAATGATGCTCGCAAAGACTTGTAAATCTTATACCGCGAACAATCACCATTTGATCGCTAGTTTCATTGAATACGGTACCCAACGCTGCTGCTGGGTTTAACGCCAAGCCGCTTGACATTTCTTGTAACGCTTTAGCCACACGCTTTGGTGTATCGATCAAGCCTTCGCGAGTGCAATCTTCTCCAATCCAACGCAATAATACTCGCACCGCGCTTTCGGCTTCTATCTGACTGACCATATTTTGTGTTGCTGAACAGATAGTCGCCATTCTGGAAATTCCTTTATAAGTTGCAAACACCAAGCTACCGCTCGCTTATCGATCGTTACTCCATCAAACGCTGGACTAATAAGCTGGTGGGTCGCTTTGCAAGCCGGCTTTGGCACTGCCTGACCGTACCCGCGGACGTACTTTACTTCATCAGCCGTGAGTTGTCTTATGGCATGCTCGGCAACTTTCGGACTTACTGTTACCCAATCGAGTCCAAGATTGCTAACGTCTTTGCTTCCGTTAGTTTCTATCGCACATAAAAACCCGGCTTCGTGCATTGCATCGATTAGGTCTTTGTCTAGCTGCAATGCCGGCTCGCCTCCGGTAAAGACCACCCATAGCTTTTGGTTCACACCAAACCAGTCGCTAGGCTTACCGGTTACACCTTTAGCTTCGGCAATGATTTCTAAAGCCGTTAGCTTACGTCCTGAAGCGAATTCAGTATCACAATCAAACCCACCCGGTGAATCGCTTGCCGGTTCCACTCGGCATCGAAGATTGCATCCTGAAAAGCGGATAAAAACACTCATCTGACCAGCCCGCATTCCCTCACCTTGCGGTGACCAGAACATTTCGTTGATCGTGTATTGTTTCATGGCTTTACCGTGACGATCGAAGTATCGGTTTCTTGTAGGGCTAGCTCGACCACATTCAGGCCTGTGGCTTGCAGTTCGGCAAGTAGGTGTTCGGCCATGTTTTCCGCCGAAGTCGGAAACGGCACTTCGTAGATTCGGCAACACGCTCCCGACGCCAAAAGTGTTTCGCGAGCCGGGTCGGCCGTATGCAGGAGGAGCGTATGGTCGAGCCGGTCAATAAGCGGTTTCACGTGCTTTTCGATATCCTCAAAAAGCATGGTGATGCTTCCGTTACGCGGTTCCTCTACCGTCACGGCAATGCCGTAGCGATGGCCATGGATCGCTGCACATTTGCCGCCGATCTCTTCATTGCGGTGGGCGGCGTAGAACTTGAAGTGCTTCGTGATAGTCATGCCGTTGCCAGCAATGGGTCTGGCACTCCCGCAAACTCAAACGCTTCGGCACGCTCAGTGCATGACCCGCATTTGCCGCACGGCCTGTCGCCGCCGACGTAGCATGTCCACGTTTTTTCGTATGGCACGCCAAGCTCGACTCCCCGCTTGCAGATGTCGCCTTTGGTCATGCTGATGTACGGCGCATAAAGTCCTAATGAATGCCAATCGCATAACTGAAATGCTTCGGTCATTGCTTTTACGAATTTCGGCCTGCAGTCCGGATAGATCGTGTGATCGCCCGCATGAGCTCCGTAGGCGAGCCGGTCGGCCTTGCGAGAAATAGCTACCGCTCCTGCGGCTGCCAGCATAAACATATTCCGATTCGGCACTACAGTCAGTTTCATGCTTGGTTCATCATACTTGCCCAATGGCACTGGAATGGAGGGATCGCTTTGACTGCTTCCAGTCAAGAATGCTGCCAGCGTTGATAAATCGAGCACATCGAACCGTACATCAAGACTATCACAAAGCTGTTTGGCACACACCAGTTCTTTGCTATGCCGCTGCTTGTAATTGACGCCTATAGCTTCGACTGAGTCGCCATAGGCTAAAAGATCATAGAGCAACGTTGCTGAATCCATACCGCCCGACAAAATTACTATAGTTTTCATACTCCACCCATAATTGGCTTGCATGTCGCTTTCGCTGCTATTTTGACGCCGCCTCGTGGCTTTTGATTCACTATAGCTGTGGCTTCTACTTTTAACACATTGGCACAATCTTGTGCGATTGTGTGAGCAAACTGCTCACAAAACATTCCATCATGGCTAAATGATTGAATGTATAGCTTGAACGTCTTGCTTTCGATGCACACTAAAGCTGGCTGATACTCAACGATAATGGTATACCAATCGGGCTGGCCTGTAACAGGACATATTGCACAACACTCATCGCTGCTCAGCGTGATGCTCTGCAATCCACTCGGGGCAGCAAACGTCTCAAGCCCATCAAACTTTGCTCGCGCCGTTCCTAGTGCCTTTAAGTTTTCTATCATGCGTTGCCTTTGAAAGTGCGATCACAACGGTCATTGGCATTTATTGCAAGCCGTAGATCTAAGTTTTTGTTCCATCCAAGGTTTGCAAACAACGGACCCCACTTCTCCCTACAGCTGTCTTCCAGTTGTAGATACCAAAGCACTTCCGCTCGCAAATCCTGAAAGCTGCCTCGAATACTCATTTTACCAAACGTTTTCCATTGCCCGAAACCGCACGGCGCTAATTCCCACGATGAGGCGTCCGCCGAATGGAACGGGTACTGCAACAACATTTTATCCTGAGTCCAGCCGAATGAGTGCATTTTCTTTGGCCAGACTTTCGCAAAACACTGATCGTAAAACTTCATGCTGTCTTTGATTGACTCACCAAAACGACATGATAGTCCAATTTTATCCCACCCTGCTGCATACTCTTTTAGAATGCCCCAGTCATCGCCAATGTGAAAAACTGGCATTGCGTTCACGCCAGCTTCTTTCATAGCTATCGCATTTGCCAAAGATCCTTTAGCCGAACCAATTACGTCCAGTCCGATAATCTCTGCAAGCGTATTGTCTTTTGCCTTTATGGCTTTGCAAAAGTCTATGTATTCTTGCAGCTTGATTTCGAAACCACTATTCCAGGCGGAGTATGCTCCTGAGTCCAGCATCCAGTCTCGGTAAGCATATTCGCTTTGCTTTTTCAGAAACCCATCGACATAGACGTACGATATCAGAATGGCAGGTAGTCTTGTCGCTCCAAACTCTTTGCCGCTTTTCATCGCTTTCAATGTTTTCGTTCCCTGGGCCTGCGGCACGTGTGCAAGATGGATAGTTGGTGCATTGAACTCTTCAGTCATTGCCATACTTTTCTATGCAAAACTAACACGTTTCGCGTTTTGTATCGTTGCAAACCGATGACCTCAAATCCTTTCGCCTTATAAAATTCTACTGCCGGTGCGTCTTCAGGAACTTTCAACCTGACTGCGTAGACATGCTGCCTCTTTGCAAGATTGAACAAACAATTCATCAATGCAGTACCGATACCTTGCCCTTGGCTGTTTTTATCGACTGCAAAGGCATATACGACGGTTGTTCGATCTTTGCTAGTATGATAATGCAAAAACCCGTTGATTTTTCCATGCTTCGTTTTACTAACTATGACCTCACCCGCAGCAACGGGGTTTACAAAGCCGCCTTTAGGAAAAAAACCAAGAATGTCGCAGTGTTGTCGCGCAATGGCTACTATACGGTCTATGTCGTCCTGACACGCAAGTTGTATCTTACTGTCGGGCGGCATATTCGACACATAGCATTGTCAGAAAGTCAGCAAGATCTTTTGCTTCTGCAACTGTGTTAATTCTTGTCCACTGGTCTTCGGTAAAATGCACGACTCGTGCGACCTTTGAATCACTTTCGTATGGTGGGCTATTATCTTCTTGTGGAGGGGTCCAGTCAGCCGATAGCAACGGGTCAATGATATAGTCTGGCCATACCAATTGTGCCAGACTATCTTGTTGCTCTGTTAAGTCTTTGAGCAACGTTGATAGAGCTTCGCTATCCTGTTCGGCCATTGATGCTAACGGATCCAGCGTTACTAGAATCTTGTCTGCCTCGGACTCACTTACATCGAGAATCAATACCGGCACTTGTGCATCTAAAGCCGTTTCTGCCCTAAGGTGACCATCAATGAGCATTAGCGATCCATCACCAAGCTCACGAGCGAGGCATGCATCTGCAAATCCTATTTCGGCAAGAATGCCACGGAGCGCGTCTTGCTGCTGTTTTGGATGCTTGCGCCAGTTCTTTGGATTTGGCCGCAGGTCGGATGCTGCAACGAAACGCAGTTCCTTGATTCGATTGCGAATCAACATCTATAGTACTCACTAGATAAATACGTAACTCCCCCAACCCCACTCGAAGCTGAGCAAACGACTTAAGTCAAATCAACCCCAAAGCCTAAAAAATTTACCAAAAACATCGAATTTTCTTGCACGGAGTTGAACCTACCCGATCCCGATCCTCGCTGGATAAGGGGGTAAGGACCCCCGTTCAAGGGGGGGATTTCACCCATTACGTCTTGATGGCTGCTAGCGGTTTAGATGAGGTTTAGCGTAACCTTGACTCAGAACATCCTAAGGATGCTTACGATGCGTCTAACGATCGATTTGAGGGCTTGCTGCGAGTGCCAAGCGGTTTGGATTAGGTCCGGTTTCTAAGCTGCGATCCGTCCATGCTGGCAGCATAAGTCACAGTGGTTGGAGCCCTGGATTTCCCATATTGTGTCCCGCGTTCGTTTCCCCTCTATCTTTGGGAATGGCTATTGGTTTCATTCCTAGCAATGTTAGCCGCCACTTGATCGTCAATCGGTTTGCACTCTGCCTATGGGGGGTAGGTCTATGTCATTCTTTCGACCACAGGGACTCGCTGCCCATACCGAACGCGAGTGATGCGCTCTCCGGCATCGCCTGTTACCTCTACGCTCCACTCGTGGTACCCAACGTTCAATAGACTGGTCGCCGCTGTTGGTAAGTCTACGCTTAGCTTCCACGTACCATCCAGGTTGTCGGTTACGGTTCCGGTCTCTAGCCATGTTGAGTTGCCATAGCGTCCACCGAATGAGCATGTACTACCAGCAGCAGTTAGACCAACGATGCTATCGATGGTCCACTCAAACGCTCTGCCGTTCGACGCTAAGTAGTCATCACCGATAACGATTGGTAGAAGCGATCCATTAGATAAGACTGGCGACCATGTTTGAGTCACGATGGTCAAGTCTGTGAGGACCTGCATACGCAGTCCCGTATCAACGCTATGCCAATTGGCTGGTTGCGTTACACCCTGACTGAGGATAGCCCATATCGGGAAAGCATCATCGATGGTCACGCTATACAGTCCCAGGTTGGGCGCTGATGCCTCAACCGCTGCTGCCCTATAGGTGCTCCATAGATTAAGCGAGACTGCCGACCCGTTCATCGACTCAAACGGGAATGCTGAATACGTCCCGCCTGTAGGTTTTACGAATTGCTTAACGTATGCGGTCATCTCTATTCACCACCCAAGATGTCTTGTACACCCAACTGCTGTAGAATCATTCCTTGCTGTTGTGGACTCAGCTTATAGAACGTGTTGATGGTTAGCTGTTCTTTATACGAAAGCAGTTGCTCATAGTACGAGTCGCATACCTCGCGAATAACCTTCGTTAAATATTCTAAGTCGTTCGTTGTCTCAAGATCATTTTGCATCGCGTGTTCGTTGGCTTGCTTCACTGCGAATTGCAAACCCCACCGCTGTTCTTCGGTCAACATATCTAAGTCAATCACTGCCAGTCTCCGTTTACCTTATACCGTGGTTGAGCCAATTCCCAGTTGCCGTTTACTTTAATCCATGCTTGAGCTTCCAACCAAGAACCAGCAACCTTGATCTTAAAGGCTGGGTTGATTGACGTTTGCGATGCAGCCTGCACAGCTCCCAACGTTCTCGACAGTGTTGCCGTTATGTTGGCTGGTGTCGAGCCAGTCGCTACCAACACAACCGAGTCTAATGTTTTACCCAGCGACCCAGTAATTGAAGGTGCTGCACCGCTCGGTGCGAGTAGCGTCAATAACATCTTACAGCAGCCTTAGCTGAGCAAGCGTATCTTGGCATTCGGCTATTTCCTGTTCGAGTCTCGCCATTGCTTCGATGTCACCTATCGATTCCGCACTCGTGTTGAGCTGCGATAGGTTAGCAATCTTCCGCTCAACAAGCTCGATCAAATGTTGGATTGTCATCAGATCACCATCTGCCGCAGCATTACGTTGGACGTGTTGAGAACGCAGTAGACGTAGTCGATTTCGGTTGCCCCGTCCTTGTAGGTGAGGTCGAAACAAGTATCGCCAAGGACCGCTGCACCGTTCGGATAAAGCATCGTCGTCCAGCCATCCATGCCGCTGGAGGCAATGTCATAACGGAACCATCGGCCAGTGGCTTCCTTAGTGATATATAGAGCGTCTTTGCAATACGCCCACTTTGTTCCGGTGGTAAACGTTTCAACCGCTGGCGAGTATGTCATCGCTGCCCAAGAGTTGGCCGCAATGTCGTAGCGATCAAGCAAAGCGCCAGCAGCACCTCGGAACGAATAGATGTACCGTCCATTCAGGATGGCGTTTTCGCCTGTCCAATCGCTGGCCGATACGCTGTGAATCCAATGCCCAGACATGGCCGCACCAGGCGCACCACCGCGTGCGACGGAAGGCGATAGCGTTGACCATGTGTTACCGCTAATCGAATATCGATACAGTGTGACCGCATTATTCCCCAACGCATAGATGAAGTCATCATTGCCTTCCAAGCTGTACTGGCTGGTGGCGTCTGGGTTTGTGCCCCAGTTTGATGAGACAGTAATCACTGTACCCGTATTCGATGCTACCGTTCGAATCTGCCCAGCACCCGTCCCAGCAGTGATCCTTATCTGGGAGTTCGTCCACTGGTTGGTGGTCCAAGCCTTCGCTGAGTTCGTCAGCGTATTTGCCCCACCAGCGGTTGCAGTGCCAGTAGCAAACGACTTGAAGCCCGAGTCAATCCAAGATGGCGTTGCAATCAATCGACCATCCGTTCCCCAGCTCGCTGGTAAGCCTGTATTCACCAGCGTCACCCAAGTGTTGGTCGCCAAGTCGTATCGCTTGAAAGAGCCGCTCGCGAGCGTGCCCGCGCCGAGCACGAAGAAGACCGGCGTCTTCAGTCGATACTGCGAGGTGTTGTCGAAAGCGGTCGCCTCGGCGTCCGTGAACGTGATGACAGCGTTCGTTCCGATGGTGTTGCTGGCAATGGTCTTCAGCTTTCCTGCGTTAGTTCCCGCAGTAAAGAAGACGCTATAGCCGCGCAGATCGCGGGCAAGCGTTTGGT